TAAACGTCCTCCTTCTGAATTATTATTGCCTATAAATAGCAAAAACTCTCATCCTGCTCAGGGACGAGAGTATATTCCCGCGGTACCACCCTTATTGACAAATATAATAATGGTGGAGCTAGACCGTCCCAGGAAGTATCCGCACAGTTACCATTCGCAGGCGCAGAGCAATTGATGGTGGCACTCACCTTTGGCCGCCTCCAAGAGGCCAAGGCGTTCGATATGCGTTAAACCCTCCGTCCATGCCACGCCGAACGTGCCGTCCCTGTACTTAATACAAACGATTAAGCCCTCAATTTCCCCTTCCTCAAATCGCCTGTTCAACTTATCGATTAGCTCTCCTACGCCGCCAAAACGGACTATTTGGGCCATAGTGTCCCTCCAAGAAAGAAAGTTCCGGGCTTTTGGCCCGGATTGTGGATTAACTTGGGCATGCCCCCGCATAAACGCCTGCCGTGCTTGACCCTATTTGGGAAGGACGGCAGGGAACATTCCGAAAGCCGCCCTACGCCCTAGCCTAGCGGCACCTGCGACATGATCCGCAGTATTCGGCACATAGTGGCGGCCAACGGGCCTAGCCCGTTAATTCTCAATAATGCACCGCCGCCCTGGTGTTCCATCTATTACGCCCTTCTTTGGGCCTTTCAGGCACCGGTAGCCTACGTCTTGCGCAGGCAGGCGACGGTAGTTCAGCGGATAGAACCCTGCTAGGGACAGGTTAGCATAATATGTCCACAAAAGTCAACCAACCCGCCCGTGCCAGGTGCATTCATCCCGCATGTACCGCTCAATTTTCTTTCGCGCCGCCGTCGCCAAGTCCTCCTGGTCTGTGGTCAGCCAGCCGTGCTGCCACATGAAGTCCAGGCAGAACAAGATAACCTCAAGCTCCTCCCAGTCGAAATCGGCGGGCAGCACGGCCAGCCACCTCCTATGAGAATGGACTGAGAATGACCTCCCGCCAGAAGTTTCTACAAGGCGCCTTTTCGGAGCAGGTATGGATAAACGCATTGCCTACTCGCTTTTCTTCGCCCTAGCGATATCCACGGCGGCCTCACCGAAGACGTAACCGAGTACCAAGGCCACAATGCTCCAGTAAGTCTCCTCGGGGATGCCAAGGCCTAGGCCCTCGTTAAGGACTATGATGAGGGCACCCGCAATTGCCATCCAAAATTTGCGGCTGGTTAATTTTTGCTTAAACATCTGCCTTCCCTCCTAGCAATCGATAAAGCCTCATCAAAAGTGCCACCGCTTCTGCCCGCGTGAGCGGGTCGTTTGGCCGGAAGTATTCTTGTGCCGCAACCAGCCCTAATTTGGCAGCGGCCTTTATATCGCCTTCCGCCCAATGGCCGCCAATATCCTTGAAGTAAGGCATCTCAGCATCCCTCCGTTGAAGGCTAACACCCCAATATTCGGCTACTCCTTCCGCTATGGCCCTGGCCGCCTTCCTCTGCACCTCCAGATTGGCCAGCAGTTTTTCCTCTTGTGGATTGGAAATAAAGGCCAATTCAACGAGGATAGCAGGCATCCGCGTTTCGCGGACAACGTGCAGACTTTTCTCTTTCACGCCCCGGTCGGTCGTGCCCAGGGTAGCAACTAGCTTGGCCTGAACAATCCGCGCTAGCTTTTCAGCCTCGCCGCCAAACCGATAGACAAAAGTCTCCGTGCCGTGGGCCGAGCGGTTGATTGAAGAGTTGCAATGGATACTCACGAACAAGTCCGCCCCGATGGTGTTGGCCAGGCTGGAACGCTCCCACAGTTCGCGATACTCGTCGCCGTCGCGGGTGAGGCGGGGCCTGGCGATGGTCTTAACTTCCTCGGCCAGCAGGCGGGCTACGTCCAGGGCTACATCTTTCTCTTTGACGCCATTTGGTCCGATCGCCCCCGGATCGCGGCCGCCGTGTCCTGGGTCAATGACCAGTAGCCGCAATGCCGTTCACCTCCTTTTCAAATAGACGGCCTGCTTCTCTCGCCGTCCCCAACATTGTTCTCATCATTTCCAACGTCAGCAATCACTCCTAGCGCACGACGCTTACCTACCGGCAGACGGTCGAGCAGTTTGTGGCCGAAGTACCCGCCCAGGATGACGAGCACGGGCCAGGTGAACACCTCGAAGAAGTCCACGGCATCGCGGGTAAGCAGCCCTGCCGCAAGCAGGCGCACCTAGCTTGCATCCTGGATCTCCACCGTCACCCTGAGCAGTTTCCCGCCGCCGAAGGCCAGCAGCTTCAGCACCTCGCTCAACTGCTGAGCGTCGGTATTCAGCTTCAGTACCGCCGCCCCGTCAGCGTCAATTTTCCCCGCCCCGCGCTCGGCCAGGGTGGCGAAGAACTCCAGCCTGTCTTTCATACCACGTCCCCCTTTCGCTTGTCCTGAGCCTCCAGGAACAGTTCGGCCAGTATCCTGCCGAACTCCATCATGAACTGCTCCAGGGGCATGATCATTATCTCCGTCCTCTCGTTCCCCCGCTGGCACGGGCTCTTTACCGCCAGCACCGCCTGCACCTGCCGGTCGTCCTCCCAGGCCAGGCCGTTCAGGCCATCGTGAACGCTCTTGATGAAGTTATCCACATCGCCAGGCCCGCTCGTGTGGAATACCAGCAATGTGGCCAGCTCACCCTTTTGTTTCTTTAGCCTAGCGTCAACCGCGTACAGCCGCACCGCCCGCTCAAACGCACGAGTCTTGGGCGGCGTGTACGTGATCACCTTATCCCAGTATAGCCGCACCTGATGACGGGCCTTGGGCACGGGCTTGCCGGGTATGACTAAATACTGCATCAGCCCCGCCTCCTCTAATGCTTTCCCCCTTCTGCCGGCAACGCAACGCAAGCAATAAGAGCTAACTCGTCTAAGGTCAAAGACACAGAGCCCTTTTCCCCCTCAAACTCCTCCTCAATCTCGACAACCTCCGCAATGTCGTACATCGTCAGTTTCACCGTCCGCGGGGCCGCCGAGTCGTGCTCGATGACTACCGTACGCACCTGCTGACAGGCGTCCAGCAACTTCTCGGCCAGTTGCCGCTTTTTAACAATCCTGGCGATCGGTATTACTCGTCCCATCCCGCCACCCCTCCGGCACCCTAAACCTCAACCCGTCCCGATCCAACCGCGCCACCGCCACAGCCGGCACCATCGGCTTGGGCGGCGCGAGTTCTATGAGCGCATAATCTCTGTAATCGCTGGGCGGGTCTACGTGTACGACCCGCAGCCGCCAGCCGTCGAGTTCGATCACCACGCCCGGTGTAAATTCCGCTAGGCGCTTCATAAGTTCTGCTCTGGCGACGGCCGCGTCAGTCGCCTCGGAATACCGCAATGAGTTCACCCCATGTCAAACCGTTGTCTTGGTCTGGTTTGTTCTTTTCCTTCTCTTCCACCTTGCAATAATCAAGCCCACCACCGCACCAAGGACAAGCACCAACGTAGCGACGCAAGTACACCATGTCCGTGCCAAACACGCGCCCGCAGCGTCTGCACTTCAGCGGGCCGATCTTTCCCAAACCTTTGCAGGTCAAACACTCGCGCCAATCGCCGCTGCCCGCCGCGTCAATATACCGCTCCTGGCCCGTGCCACCACAACTTGGGCAGATTTCTGGCAGCGAGAGCAACAGGGCGCGTTTCCGACGCAGGTCTTCCAAGCGGGCTTTTAAGTCATCTATTTGCTGCTCCACATCGGCGATGCGCCTGTCTATCACGTCTAGGGCGCTAGGCTTCATTTCAACATTCTCCTCCGTTCTCTTGACCAAAGTAAACAGTCGACGTCTTTGGTTCCGCTTTCGGGCTGAACGGCCAGCTCGTAGCCTGTGATGAACGTGGCGACCGTTTAGGTTGGCTGCAAGCCCCTAGCTTTAGCTATGGGGTAGTTGACCGTCCCTAACGATGAACTTCATAACTGTTTTCCTCCTTCCTCCAACACCGCCAGGGCCTTCTCCACCCGGATCACGGCTTCTGCCCAGACGCAAGGGTCACCACCATATTCGCATTTGCCTTGGCTTTTTTCACGGTAGGCGGAATTGCAACCATCCCAAACTTGCCTGGGCCTACCGCATACAGGGCACGCTAAATGAATTGCGTAATAACAGGTAGTCGGCGTTTCCAACAAGTCGTTGATGGCCGACCTCAGCTCCCGCGCCGCCTCCGCCACGGCCCGCAGGCGGCGGTTTTCTTCCTCAAGTATGCGAACCCTACTCGCCAGCCGTTCAAGTAAAGTAACCGCGTCGCTAAGTTCTTCTATCTTGTGGGGTATAGGGCTTTTCCAATGCGTTATCTGCCATTCTTCCCTAGCACTATCAGTTCGTTGTAAAGCATAGTTGGCAGCAAGTAGACAGCTCTGTAACATTTCTTCCAGCTCCTTTACCCGCTGGAGCCAGTAAGGTAACGCCGAACGAGCTATAGCAGTAAACTTAGCATCTCTGACCTTGCGATCTTTACTCGACCTAAACCCTTCAACTTCGCTGTCCGTATTTGTAGTCAGTACAGGAAAACCGCAAGGAACGCTCCAAACCAGACCGCATCCATCTTCGGCTTCGCAAGCCTCCCACGGCTTTGGTGATGCCTGCTGACATATTTCCCAGTCCTTCTGCCAGTCGCGTTTATGTTCAGGCACTTTTTAACCCTCCCTTCCGATTTGTCTACCAGTTATCCAGGCATCTGCCTTTAGTAGCGCAACATCAAGTTCTGAAATCGCTGCTGCGAATGTCACAAAGTCCTTATGTGTTTCAAAGTAATCCGCAACCTTACGAGCTATCTTCGCTATAGTAAGCAGGTCAGCGTTTTCAGCCTCCAACTCCCTTGCCCGATCTAGCCAGTAGGGTAAAGCCTCTTTCGCAAACTCGAAGAACGCTTTCAGTTCGGCGGTCGGCACATAGGTATCGTAAGGCTCATTATGGAGCCGACGAAATGCATAAACAGCTTCGATCCTGTCTTGACATTCATACCAATCGGCCCGCCAGTCCCGCTTGGACACCTCATTCAGCCTCCCCCATCAACTCTTGCTTTTCAAGACCATAATCTTTATGCATTACACCTTTCAAACATTGAACAAAGTCTGTTACACCTAGCCCATACATTGCAACTTGGGCTATTGCATACGTTGCTTTGAATAACTGACATAGTTTGTCATAAGGTAAACCTTCCGTCCAGTAATCCATGCAATCAATTATTCCTCGCAATCCAGCTTCTAATTGCTGTACTCGCTCCTCCAAATCCCGCACCCGCTGGAGCCAGTAGAGTAAGGCCTCGCGGGCTTCAATAGCAAAGTAAGTTTCAATAGGCACGGCTGACGGATTGTCGATAATAACTACTGCCCCAGGCTTAAATTGTTGGCACAACTCCCAGTCCTTCTGCCAATCCCGCTCAGGTATCCTCGCACGTTTGATCACCGCTCGCATCCTCTCCTCCTAAAGCATCATTCAAAAGTAATAGTGCCGCACCTACATGCTCTCGTACCCAATCCAAGTCTTTCGGCTCCTGGAAGCCGTTTAGTGCAACAGCAAGCTCAAGTGCTGCCCCATTGATCCTAGCCCGCAACCTTCTAATTTCTTTAAGAGCGGCGGGCCAGCCTTCGCAGGCTTCAAGCATGAAACGAGCGTTTTCGAGGCATTTCGCGCTCTCGTCGTGTAAAGTCCATCCACGCTTGCCCGCCTCGGTGCGTTCAAGCTCGTGGATTATCGCAAAAAGCTCCCACCACAGAGTTTGCAGGTCAGCTTGCCAACACAGTTTCAGGTCTTTGGCCCAGTCCCGCTCAGGCATTCTCCTTCGCCTCCCATTGCATGCAGCCAAACTGCTCGTGGGTGTGTAAATAAGCCTGGTATCCTTCGTAATCAACCGCCATTGCAAGTGTTTTGGAATACTCGGGATCGCCGTCTTTCGTATTCCCTAATACACAATTCCCCCAGTATTCAGGTATATCTATACACCACTGCTCAAACCGTTGCCAGTACTTACAAGTCTGGCATTGCCGCACTTTATTTCGCCTAGCCATCGTTATCACCCATCCCCAGCACCCGCCTAATTTCCCGCTTTGCCTTGGCCCTGAGCCTAGCACACCGTGGATCGCGCCTTTCGGCTGGCACGTCAGTCATGCCTTCGGTGAGGGCACGATAGGCCAGCAATAACGCCTGTTCAAGTTCCTTAGCATACCTGGATAAACTATCGCATTCCCCAGCCAGTATTTCGGCTTCTTCTTGCCATTCCTGGGCCTCTCTCTGCCAATTAGGTTCCGACATTTACTCCATCAGCCTCCTCAATCAGCCTATCCAACCGCACTAGTTTATCCGCCTTGTATTGCTTCACGGCTTTTCTTATCGTTGGGAACGCTTGCTTCAGTTGCTCCAGCATAATCTCTACGTCTGCCATCTCTTCGGCAATCCGTTCTACTGCCGCGCCTTTATGCTTTGTGCCCAGCCACCACGCTAAGGTTTGCTGCAGTTCGGCTAATTCTTCAATGCACTTGAGCAGTTGAGTTTGTATTCCGAACCGCTTTAGAGCTTCTTTATAGATGATCTCTTTTAACAGCAATGCCTTTAGTACCGATGTCTCGTTCAATGCTTCTTGCTCAGCGTCAACAAGAGAAATATCGTAGTATCGACACCCGTCCCACCTTGGACAGTCCTCACCGCACACCTGGCTGGCGCAGCGCAGGGTGCCGTTCTCGTCAATCCAGGCCCGGATGATCATTTCGCCGCCCCCTTATATGGCGTCGGCTCTTGGCTCCACCCACCGCTATTGTCCCCCCAATTAAGTTTCCTAACCGGGCCTGCACTAAGCACCGCACCGCCAAAGCTTTACCCTGCCTAGCCTTTACGCTGCATAACTTAACCTTGCCTTCGCTTTTCTCCGCTGCACATGGCCTAAACCCTACAAAGCTTTGCCACACCTCCACGTGGCGATGCTTCGCGATGCCGCTGCTACACGGTGCTAAGCTATACAATGCCGTTGCTAGACAATGCTAAGCCGTTGCTTCGCTCGACTGGACTGGGCCGTAACTGCGCGCTACGTTGCCTTTGCTTTGCATAGCCCTGCTCTGCTTTGCCCCGCTTTACCGAGCCAAAACCGAGCATAGCCTTGCACCGCCATTACTGCACTACACTAAACTTAGCCAGTACCGCACCACACTCCGCCTCGCCGCTACTGTGCTATGCCGTACAGCGCCTTGCCATTGCTCTACCCGACGTTGCCTTTACCCTGCTCCGCTAGGCCGATGCCATACTACGCTTAGCCCACACCAAACTACGCACCGCCATTACAACACAGCACCTTGCCCTAACTCTGCTTAACGGTGCCATTGCAGAAGCTATACACGACCCTGCCATTACGAAACCAAACAGTACTGCGCCGCTGCTTAGCTATGCCACGCGACGCCTTGCCCTTGCTCTGCCCAACGGAACTAGACTGCACTTTGCCCTTGCAAACCGAACGGTGCTCTGCCTGTGTAGCACAGCGCGGTACGCGACCCTACCCCGCCAACGCTCCACAAAGCTTAGCTAGGCCGAAGCCTTACAGCGCGAAAGCGTCGTTGTGCATCCCAAAAATCGCCCCTGCCGCGAAACATGACTACGCTATCCGCTCCCATCGGAAACTGCCCCACCCGCCTGATCTCCACTGCCCAAGGCCCTTGTACTGACCGTACTCTAGGGCAGTCTCAACATGATCCCAAGTCAGGTCAGGTTGCTGAAGTAGGTGAACCTCAAATTCGATTTCAACTGGCACGTCCACCATCTCGCTGGCAACTAGGGCCACTCGCGGCCCTTTCATCGTTTCGGCCCGCAGGGGCCGTTCAAACGTGCCGTCCGGCTCTTTAATCGGCTTGCCGTTCCGTACCAAGTAAATCCTCCTGGGCCGAACAAAACAGTAATTGTCAACTCTGCTCCGCATAACGGGCAAAGAAGTAGTCTCTTCGCCCGTCTTCTTTTTCTTCGTCTTTGCCCACATGTGACGTAAGTTATGAAGGGCTTCCTTGAGGAGGCCTCTTACGTGCCAATCCCAAAGGTGCAGTCCTTCTGCGTCCTGCGGTATCGTCGTCAGGCCTGCCAGTTCGCTGCGCCGCAATGATTCCGCCTCTTCCTCGGCCATCCACGGCGCGGGAGCCTTCGAGGCGATGAACCTGCTCCACAATTCCTCGTCGGCGGGCCAGCTTCCAAGCAAAGGCTGTAGAAACTCAAGCCGATACGACCGCTTTTCGATGTTTAGCTTTGGCATACAGTTGCTCTACCTCCCTTTTGACCTCCCAAAGCGGCCTATTCATGCACTCGGCAATATCTACTAGCGTCCTAAGCCGCCTATCGCCTAAACACATGATCAACACTTGATGGCTCAATTCCGTCCAGGGCCGCACCAGCCGCAGCCGCCTCAGCACCCGCATTAGCGTGGTTGCCTTCATACCAACGCTGGCCGCTAAAGCCTGCGGCGTTTCGGCCCGGTACAGCGGTTCGCCGGCAACGGCCTTTACGGTGGCCCAGCATACCCGCCGCCGTCCAGAGCGGCACTTAATCCGCCGCACTACCTTGCCGCTGGGCAGGCGGCGCAGGTGCCGCTGTGCGGTCTCGCAGCGTAGACAGATATCGCTCCAGTCTTTGCCGCTCATGTACTCTCAACACCCTTCCGGAGTTCCTGCCTAAGTCCGTAAGCCCCATTAAGCAACCGCAATACCTTGTAAGCGTAAGTATAATTTTTCTCGTTTTCCGCCCACCGCAGAATATCTATAAGCGCCTCAATCAAATCGTTAAGCCATATGAGGTCTACCCCATCAGACCGCCTCCCGCATTGAAAGATCGGCGAATTTCACCAATGCGCGGTTGAAATGCAACCACACGCTTCCAGTAGGGCCGTTTCGCTGTTTCGCTATAATCACTTCCGCCTTACCCTGATGCTCCCGCTTGTCCGGCCAGTAATACTCCGGCCTATAGACGAACCAAACGTTATCAGCGTCCTGCTCAATTTCGCCGGAATCTCGCAGATGCGCCAACCCCGGCCTCTTGTCCTGCGTCGCTTCTACGCCACGATTAAGCTGGCAGAGTACCAACACCGGAACCTTTAACTCTAAAGCCAAAGATTTAAGCCGCTTCGTCATAAGGCCTACCAGTTCATTCCTCGTCCTGGTCACTTGCGTCGGCTTATCATTTACCCGCTGGAGATAGTCCACCACGACCAGATCAAGCCCTACCCTAGCCTGCATCTTTTTACAGCGGGCTTTTATCTGCGCCGTACTGACTGTAGGCGTGCAGTCGATGTATATCGGCCAGGTGCCCACCGTTGACCAGGTATCCCATGCCTTTTGCCACTCCGACGGTTCCAATATCCGCTTGCGGATCGCCATAGTGTCCACGCCGACATTCATGGCCACTACCCGGTCGGCAAGTTCTTCGGCAGTCATCTCCAGACTGAAAAACAGCGTTGGCCTGCCTTTCTCAGCCGCCTGAATTGCCACTTGAAGCCCTAGGGCCGATTTACCCATCCCGGGCCGCCCGGCAAGCACCGTGAGCGTTCCCGGCATCAGCCCGCCCGTCTGCTTATCCAGATCGCGGAAACCCGTCAATACGGCTTCAGTTTCCCCGTCCTTTGTTTCCTCCAAGTAGTGTAGCCGTTGCTCTATCGCTTCTGCCAGTTTAATTGGCTCCGACGGCGTTTCAATTGCAGCGGCGTATAGCTTCGCTTGCGCCTGGGCAAACAGTTCTTCCACGTCTTCAACCTCGCGGGCCAGTTCGACAATTTCCACGCCCGCCCGAACCAACGCCCGCCGCACGGCAAGAGTTTTAACCCTTTCCGCGTAGGCTAGTGCATTGTTGGCACTTGGCACCGCCGTTCCAAGCGACGCCAGGTAATCTAACCCGCCCGCCTTTTCAATTAGCTTGGCGTCGCGCAATTCTCCGGCCACCGTAACCACATCTACTGGTTGGTTTCGGTCGGCCACCGCCAGGCAGGCCCGGTAGATGACCTGGTGCTGCGGCCAGTAAAAGTCGCCCGGCCTGACCGTTTCCCTCACGGCGTCAATCCCGCCCAACAGGCAGCATCCAAGCAAGGCTTGCTCGGCCTCGCGGTCATGGAGGGACGCCAGCATTTCTGGAAACATTTGTTTCGCCTTTCCTCCGGCCAAGTCTCTTTTCCCTCTCCTCATGGTCTTTCAGTATGGCCTCGGTCACGGGGTCGCGGAATGATTTAACGTGCATGCCATCTGCGGCCGAACCTAACTGAGAAGTAGGCGGCCGGATATAGTCCTCATAAGGCCGCGTAGGCCCGAGAAAGGTGGCTGGGTGCTTAATGAACTTTTCCTCAGTCCCTTCTCGAAGACATTTCTCGGCATAATGCCTTGCTGCGGCAATAAGATCGCTCGGCGGTACCTTCTCGCGCATCCTGGCCTGCCAGCATTTGTAGGCCCGCAGTTTTTCTACTTTGCGGGGATACACCGACCAGAATTCCTCGAATTCCGGCGAATAGGCATGGATGATTCGAGTAGCTTTCCCCGCAGTCAGGGTAACAGACTTTTCCTGGGGTATTTCACCTACTGCTCGTTCCCCTGTGTCATTGTTGGCCTTAAGAGACGCCCCTGCCGGGGCAGTTTTAGCACTTTCCCGTTGCTCATCACGCGTCAAAGCGCCGCCAGGCGCGAGGGAATCTTTATTTTCTGTTCCTGTATCCTGTTCCTGGTTGTGCCAACCGTTCGGCTAACCATTGCCGCAACGGTTCCATAAACGGTTTCTCAAACTGTTCCACGATATGGGCCAAGTCTTTGAGCAGCAAGGTTTTCGGCAACTCAGCTAGTTTCTCGATAGCGCTTTTAACCTGGTTAGGATTTTCCAATGGATTGTGCTTAAGATAGTTGCAGACTAGCACCACATGAACGTTTTCGTCATATTTAACCCGACCGGTCTGCAACAGTTCATGTAACGCTTTCTTAAACCGTTTCTCATCCCATCCCAGGTCAAAACAGGCATATGGAGGTGGCAGGAAATAAAGTCCAACGATGTTACGGTGCGGCGACGTCAATAAGTAAAGCATTAAATGTCGAGCATCGCTTGATATCTCGCGCATTTTCTCGTCCTGCCAAAAACGACTTTCTACTCGTGTGTACATGCACTGCATCCCCTGGGTAAGAAAGTCAATCAAAGGAGAATGAAATCAAGCAGATAGTGATTTATCGCTTCGAGTAAAAACCCATATATGCGTCGATCGAGATGTTTGATCATTTCCATTGGCTGCATCTTCCAATGTTCTTCCTTAAAGAAACCCATCATCTTACCCCCGCCGCCATAAGAACGATTTCCCCGATCGAATGCACGTCCTTCTTGTACCACAGCAACCGCATATCCTTATCTACCGCTGCATAGACTTCTTCCCGCCCTGCAGGATCAAGGTGTGTAATCCAGGTCGTGCCATCCGGCAGCCAGTACGCCCGGAAACGCCCGTTTGGCTCTCCTACCCGGTGGCCCTCGGTTTGCAATTGCAGAATTGTCGGCAGCCGCCCGTCCCACATTTCGGTTTCCCTCCCTGCAGGATTGCGGGGCGCAGAAGCCCTTTATGAGGCCATCGCGCCCTTTTCTGCCTGCACGGCCTGATTGATGGCCACTTGCGCCTCAATAAATTCAAGCAGGTTATCCAAATCCTCTTGGGTCTTTATAATATCGGTGAGCTTATTAAACTTCGCGGGAGCAAAATAATCCGCAGCGTAAGCGCGAATAGTTTCTTCACTCAACCCGAGGCCGCCCTTATCTTTGCGACCTTTAGTTCTGGCCCAAAAAGCGCTCCAATTTAACTCAGTACTTTTTGCTTGATGCTGAACCTCTGTAGACGTATTACTAACCGCAGGAGCAATTGGCCGGGAAATAGGCACTTCTGCGCCACTTTCCAGCCACTCCAGCAACCTTTTACCTATGTTTTGATCGGGGACAAATACTTGACCGTCCAAAATACCTGTACGGTCTTTGCTAGGAGTGGCGGTGTGGTCGGGAGACAGGTCTAGGAAAACGGTGAATTCATACTCAATGCCATCCCGAAATACGGGAGCAAGCCCTACACGCTTGATAACCGTCTTTCCGTTTTCTTCTACCTGCGCGTACTCAGTCTTGGCCCGCAGGGTAGCGATTATGTGGCAGGTAGATTGAAGCATGGTATCCACCAAGGCATTGTGCTGTGGCGTTACCTGCCGCCAGGCCGCCCAAGAATTGCCCGACTTGGCGGCAATGGCATCGTGGATTTCAAGCATACCACCCTGCCCAACCCAGGCATGGGAAAGGGAATCGATTATCAACACGTCATATCCGCCAGCTTCGGCTTCTTTTATCGCCTGGATGTACTTCTGCGGGGTAAACGGTGGTTCCAAAGTACAAACATCGTACTCGCCAAGATGGGCATACAGTTCACCGCTTCCTCGTTCGGTGTCGATCATGGCCACCCGACCGCCGATGCCGAAAGCGATGAGCAAGGCCGAATACGTTTTTCCGCTGCCGGAAGGCCCTGAGATCGCTAACCTAAGTTTCGCCTTTTTGCGTTCCGCCCGCCGGAAAGGCATTCGCGCCGCCTCCTTTACGCTATTTTCTTTTTGAGTCGGTAAATCGCTAGGCAATGCTGGAACACTTCCCATTCGGCTTCTAAATCACCTAAAGCGTGGTGGACGAAACTGCCGTCCTCTTTGCCTAACTGGAGCAAGTGTCCTCGCGGGAAGATACCCGTCAATTCGTGGTAGGCGTGGCAATAAGCGGCAATCTGTATCTTGTACTCAGGCCACAAACCGTTAGAGGATTTATAATCTACGATGCCTAACTGGCCGTCTACTACGGCAACCAAATCCGCCGTGCCGCCGTACAAGTACTTTTCGCTCACCATCTGGTGTTCGATGGCTATGATTTCCTGCACGTGGGTTTTCTCCCAATCTAGATAGGCTAAAAAGCAGTTTTCCGCCTTGTCCACTACCGCTGGGGAATACTGGCGGGTGTTCGGTTTGGTTCCCTTTAGATGGCACTGGATCAGGTAGTGGGCCACAGCACCGATGTCGGCGGCTTCGTCCCGCGCCTTGTTGGGATCGGTTCCCGCTAGGGCCAATTTCCGCGCCCAAGCGATGAGTTGTTGCTTGTTCCAGCCGAGACTGTCGTTGATTATGGTGGTAACGCTTGGCACTACCGTACCGTCGGCCAGTTTATAGGTTGTGTGCGCTTTGGTCTTGTTCATTGGTTCTCTCCACCTTTGGGGGGATCACCCCGCCCGGCATAACGCCGAGCGGGGGCGGACAAAAGGGAGAAGTACTGTACAGCCGTTATTCACAAATCGCCGCTTGACTGCAGACGGCGGCTTGTGTTAGCATTAAATCAACGGCTAGTGGCCATAAACTATTCGGGTTCTGCGCCTGTGCTTCGCAGGCGCTTTCTTTTTCCCGTCGAAGCTGGTCAATGAAGCGATCTACTGCATACTGTGCGGCGTCAATCACGATGTCGTTTATCTCCCGCCGCATGGTGTCTTCGTCCCAATCGGCGGGGATGGCGCTCAGGTATTCGTCCACGGCTTCGGCGACTTGATTGGAGAGCCAGCGTTCCCAGTTCACCTTGGAACCTCCTTTCTTACCACAACCCTGCTTCCTGCAGGGCAACCATTAGACGAACGACCTCATCTGGGGTTTGCTCGAACTGCCGCCACGCCCATTTTTGCAACTCATCGGCGGCTTTCCATATCCGGTCGGCTTGTAAGCTGTCCACAACCACGCAATCATTGGCAGTGAGGATTTCATAGGCCCGCTCAAGCGTCATAGCCCATTCCTCCAATCAACATCAACGCCAACCCGCCTGCCACGCCAAACATCGCCGCTATTCCTGCCCAGCCCGTGCTTTCAATGGCTGAACCGAATAGCGTGATAGCAACCAAGCCCAAGCCGAGGATTAAATCCCGCTTTTCCATTTCTCTTCCAACCATGCCTCAAAGCCTCCAAGTAGTGCCTTGGCGATAGCCTTTACGTCCAACTTCCCTTCGCGCTTGATTACTTCGCCTGTCTCACGATCCACCACGACTACCATTTATTAGGCAGCCTCCCGAACCGTCTTCAGCCGCCGGAGTTCGCGGCTAACTATGCATTGCTGGCAACGTTCTTCAAGGATTTCCGGGCAGTTGAGTACCCTGGCAATCTGACAGAGTACCTCGTCGGTGGGCTCAACCTGCCCTAACTCCAGCCGCGACATCGCGGATCGGGAAAGGTACGCTTTCTGCGCAAGCTGGTACTGGTACAGCCCCCGCCTTTCCCGAGCCACCCGGACGGCTTCTCCAAGGTGGCTGTGCTTCACCGGTATTCCCTCCTTTCGCAATCCCGCCAAGCGGGAGAAACGCCCGTTTGGCGGATAAACTATAGTAGGCTAGTCCTCGGTGCCGGTAGGGCGGTAGATGATCTCGATGCCCAATGCCTGGCATGCTTTCGTCATTAGCTCCTCATTCCACCGCCTGCGGCCCTTTAAAAGATCACATAGGTAACTTGGAGAGCACCCAATTTGGGCAGCCAAACTGGTAAGTTTGTACCGTCGCTGTGCCATTAATGTTTTTAGGTAGCCAGAGAAGTTCATGGGCAACACCACCTTGTTCTAGCTTAAGGTTACGCCATAGGCGCAGAAATTGCAATCCGCATTTCGGCTAACTGCGTGTCATTTTAGTCGATATAGCGGAGTTCTCGCGTCTAGCCAAGCTAAAGCTTATTATCTCTACCATTTTTGGTTATTGCCAATTGCCGCTAACAGCGAAATCGAGTAGACTATCTTCTAGGGAGAGGATGGCCAATGAACCGTATTCGAGAACTGCGAGAACGAGCTGGCATGAAAGTAGAAGAGCTAGCCAATCTACTTGGAATTAGTAGCTCCTACTTGTATGACCTGGAACTTGGTCGGCGTCGGCTTTACGACACTCTATTGGATAAGCTCTGCCAAATTTTTGGTGTCGACGCCAACTACATTTTGGGCCTAAGCGTTAATCCCCTAACTGCCAGCGTGCTCGTTCCAGTCGTCGAAGAAGTCTCGGCTGGCGAGCCAATCTTTGCCGAGGAAACCATAGTTGACTACGAAGAACTACCAAAACGGTATTTTCCCCAAGGCCCAGAAAACTTCTTTTGGCTAATCGTTAAAGGCGATAGCATGGTAAATGCCCAAATTCCCAACGGTTCCTGGGTGCTTGTTCGGCGGCAACCCACTGTGGACAACGGCGACATAGCCGCAGTTTGGATCGAGGATGAGGGCGGCACAGTCAAACGGGTGCGCTTCTTCGATGGTCAAATTTTGCTCCAACCAGAAAGCTCTAACCCTAAGCACGCGCCGCGACTGCTTAAGCCGGAGCAGGTGCGGATTATCGGCAAGGTGATGGAGGTTAAGATTAAAACATAGGCAAAAGTTTTTAATTCTGCTTGGAAAGGAGGTGAAATTATGAGGCGCTTGGCATTGGTGCTTTTGATCTTGCTAGTCGCACCAATCATCGCCACTCCTGCCTATGCTGGCACGGGTTACTGGATCAGTGATAGGTACTACTACTATGACGACTACGGTAGCAGCTTTACTATGTACCCTATCGGCGATAGGTGGTACACCTGGTTTGACGATGGCGGCTGGGCAACGACGTACAACATAGGCAACCATTGGTATACCTGGTTTGACGACAATAGTTGGGCCACCAGTTACCCGATAGGCGATCGCTGGTATACGTACTTCGATAACGGCGACTGGATGTCTTCTTACGACATAGGCGACTGGACTTACTTTGACTATAGCTGGGGCGGCGGCTCTACCTGGTACAGCATCGGTGACTTTGACTACAGTTTCGATTGGGGCTGGTAGTATTATTGGTGCCCGGCGCTTGCCGGGCACCCCCTTCAGGGGGTAATCGCCTTGAAGACCGCCGTCGCATATGCCCGCTATTCGTCAGACAACCAGCGTGACGAGAGCATTACGGCCCAGCTCAGGGCCATTAGGGAGTACGCCGCCAAAAACGGCATAGAGATCGTCCGCGAGTACACCGACGAGGCCAGGTCGGCCACCACCGACGACAGGCCGGGTTTCCAGGAAATGATCCGCGACTTGAAGAACGGCCTCAAGGTGGATTTAGTGTTGGTTCACAAACTAGACCGCTTCGCCCGCAACCGCTACGACGCGGCGGTATACCGGAGAGAGATACAGAAGGCCGGTGCCCGCCTGGTGGCCGTTGACCAACCCCTTGACGACAGTCCCGAGGCCGTGTTGCTGGAAAGCCTGCTTGAGGGCCTGGCCGAGTACTATTCCCGCAACCTGGCCCGCGAGGTGATGAAGGGCCTCAAGGAGAACGCCCTGAAGGGCCTTCACACCGGCGGCAGGCCCCCGCTGGGATACCGCCTGGAAAACGGTCGGCTGGTGATCGAACCCCGCGAGGCCGAGGCGGTGCGGCTTATCTTCCAAGGCGTCCTTGATGGTAAGAGCTATACCGCCATTCAGCAGGAATTGAACGCCAAGGGCTACCGCACCCGCGAAGACCGCCCGTTCGGGAAAAATTCCCTGTCCGATATTCTCAGGAACGAAAAGTATACCGGCGTCTACGTCTACAACCGCACGGCCCGCAAGGTGGCGGGCAAGCGCAACCACCACGCCTCCAAGCCGCCTGAAGAAGTGATTAAAATACCGGGCCTGATCCCGGCCATAATCACCCGAGAGGAGTGGGATAAGGTGCAGGAAATCCTGAACCAGCGGCGCAAGGTCAGGCCGCGTAAGCGTGGCGAAACCGAATACGTCCTCACCGGCAAACTGGTGTGCGGCGTCTGTGGCTCGGCAATGGTGGGGAACTCCAAGCGCAACGGCAAGGGCACCGTTTACCGCTATTACGAGTGTAACAAGGCTCAGCGCACCGGTGAATGCACCAACCGGCCTATCGGGCAAAAGGTGCTGGAGCAGATCGTGGTGCAACAGATTGAGGAAGACATATTGTCAAATCCCGAGGAATTAGCCGAGCAAATGGCCGCCTACCACGCAGAAAGGGGTGGCTACCTCAAGCGGAAGAAGATGGCGCTTAAGGCCCGCCTCGCAGCCTGCCAGGAAAAAATCGATAAGGTAATAGACCGCCTCATCGAGATTGGCCGCGAAGAGGAACTACTGCGAAAGCTAAACGAACTCAAAGCGGAACGGGAAGCCTTGCAGAAAGAATATGCGGCCCTTCCCGAAGAAGAGCCGCCGGTCACCAAGGAAACCGCATTGGAATACCTGAACCATGTTAGCGAGGCGCTTAAAGAAGCCAAAAGCCCGGCTGAGTACCGGGCCGCGATCCACCGCTTCATCGACCGGATAGTGGTCGGCGAAAAAATGATCCAAATCCACTTCCTGGCCGACTTCGGCGGCGGTGTGTGGATAAAGTTGGTGGAGCTAGAGGGATTCGAACCCTCGACCTCTTGAATGCCATTCAAGCGCGCTCCCAACTGCGCCATAGCCCCACATTTGTCCACTCTATTGATGATAACGGTATCTCCGTTACAGGCTT